TCCCCCCTGAAAGGGGGGAGTTAGAGGGGGGTCTTCGAACGCGCAGGCCCCTCCTCATCGAAGGCTATGCCTCGCTGTTCGGCGTGCCGGATGCGAGCGGGGATGTGGTGCGGGCGGGCGCCTTTGCCCGCAGCCTGCAGCGGGGCACGCAATTGCCCATGCTGTTGCAGCACAGGCCCGGCGCGATGGCCGGGCGCTGGGTGCGGATGATCGAGGATGGGCGCGGGCTCTATGTGCGCGGCCTCGTCGAGGGCGTCGCGGCGCGGTCCCTTGTGGCGCAGGGGCTCAGCGGCCTCTCCATCGGGTTTCGCCCGCGCCTCTGGAATGCACGGCGCCCGGATGGGCGGGAACTGGTCGAGGTGGACCTTGTCGAGGTCTCCCTCGTGACCAGCCCGATGCAGGCCCGGGCGCGGTTTGCCCTGCTGGGGGCGGAGGCGAAAGCGGCGTGATCTGGAAGCCCGCGCTCGTGCTTCGACCCCGGCCTTCGCTGGGGCAGGCTTCGCTCAGCATGAGCGCTTTGAACGTACGGAACTCATCCTGAGCGAAGTCGAAGGATGATGGATTTGAGAGGAATGGAGACAACATGACCAAGGAAACCAAGATGGCAGGCGGCGGCGATGCCGGGCTGATGGCGGCCTTTGCCGCCTATGCCGAGGCGAATGATGCCCGACTTGCCCAGATCGAAGCCAAGGGCGCAAGCGATCCGCTGACGGATGAGCGGCTGTCGCGCATTGACCGGCGGCTCGAAGCACTCAGCCTGAAGATGGCCCGGCCGGAGGCAGGCGAGGGGAAGACCGCCGACGAGGATGCACGTAGCGCGGCCTGGGGGCGCTATTTGCGCAGCGGCGATGATAGCGGGCTGTCACGGCTCAACGTGAAGGCGCTGAACACCGGCACCGATGAGCAGGGCGGTTATATTGCGCCGCCGGAACTGGACCGGCTGATCGAGTCGCGCCTGCTGGCCGCGAGCCCGATGCGTCAGATCGCGACTGTGCGGCAGACCTCTGCGGGCACCTACAAGAAGCCGGTCGGCCTAGGTGCGGCGGCGAGTTGGGTCGGTGAACAGGTCGCGAGGACGGAGACGGCGCAGTCGGGGCTGTCGCTGCTCGAATTCCCGGCGGGCGAGCTTTACGCCATGCCGGGGGCGACGCAGACCCTGCTGGAAGATTCCTATGCCGACATCGATGCCTGGCTGGCCGATGAGGTGGAGGCCGCCTTTGCGGCGCAGGAATCGGCAGCCTTCGTGACGGGCGATGGGGACGGCAAGCCGAAGGGCTTTCTCGACTATGACATTGTCGCCGAGGCGAGCCATGTCTGGGGCAAGGTGGGCTCGGTGGCCGGGGACTTTACCGTCGCCGATGCGGCCGACCAGCTGATCGACCTGATCTATACGCCGAAGGCCCAGTTCCGTGCCAATGGGCGTTTCGTGATGAACCGGCGCACCGTGGCGGCTGTCCGCAAGCTGAAGGATGTGGACGGACGGTATATCTGGCAACCCGGCACGGGCGGCGAACCCGCCACGATCATGGGCTATCCGGTGACCGAGGCCGAGGACATGCCCGACATCGGCACGGGCAATGCGGCCATCGCCTTCGGGGATTTCCGTCGCTTCTACCTGATCGCCGACCGGCAGGGCGCGCGCGTGCTGCGCGATCCATACTCCGCCAAGCCCTTCGTCCTGTTCTACACGACCAAGCGCGTCGGCGGCGGCGTGCAGAATTTCGACGCTGCGAAAGTGATGGTTTTTTAGCGCGCCGCTTTCGTCTCGTCATCCCCGACCGCGAAGCGATCTGGGGACCCATCACCGGACGCTGCCTCACATATATGGGGCGCGTTCAGGAGATGGGCCCCCAGACGGGCGGGGCCGTCGGGGGTGACGTTCCCCTGGAAATTCAACCTCACTCCAACCAAAGGAAATCCAACATGTTCGAATCCATTCTCACCACCCTCATCCGCCAGGCCGCGCTGTTGACCGGCCCGCAGCAGGAGGAATTCACTACGAAGATCGCCGAGGCGCTCTCGACCCTGATCAATTCCACCGAGACCGAGATCGACAATGAACTCGTCCGCAGCGTCGCCCTGCCCATCGGCGGCACGTTGATCGAAAAGCTGGAGGGGATGGTTTAGGTGACTACGGACCATGTGACCCGCGTGAGGAGCCAGATCAGGCTCCCCACAGGGCCGGCCCACCTAAGCCATCGTGGCGGATCCTGTGGAAGTTTCATCAATCACCTCATTGCAAACTCTATTGAGGTAGTTGATCCCACAGCACCTCCCGCATGTCGGATAAACTTTTTGTAATAATCGGATTTCTTCATGAACAATCTGACGGTGATCTCACCGCCGGACGGGGAGGCTTTGTCTCTCGACGCGGCGAAGGCCTATCTGCGTATCGGCCATGCGGGCGAGGATGACCTCGTCACAGGCCTGATCGCGTCGGCGCGGGCGCGGCTGGAGGCGGAGACGGGGGTGGCGCTCATCACGCGCACGGTGAAGCGGCGGTTTGACCGCTGGCCATCGGGCGTGACGCGGACCGGCCTGCGGCTCGTGCCGGGGCCGGCCTCGGCGCTGGTCTCGGTCGAGACCGTGGATGCGGACGGCGTGGCGCAACTCTACACCGCGCGGTTTGCGCTGAGCGGCGGGCGGCTGCGGCTGAAGCCGTTCGTGTCGTTGCCGCCCATTCCGCCGGGCGGGCATGCGGATGTGACCTTCGTGACCGGCTATGGCGCGGCGGCGGATGTGCCGGAGGATCTGGTGCAGGCGCTGAAGCGGCTGGTGCTGGCGGCCTATCGGCGTGAGGCGGGCGAGGCGCTGCCGGACGAGGTCCGGGACATCCTCGCTGCGCGGCGGGAGCGTCGGATATGAGCGCGGAGGCCGCCATCCAGGACGCACTGATGGCGTTGCTGCGGGCAAATGCGGGCGTGCAGGCAATCTTCGGGGCACCGGCGCGCGTGTTCGATGCGGAAAGCGATGCGCCGATCTTTCCCCATGCGCACTTGGAACGCCATGAGGTCACGCCCGCCGGGGCGGCCCTTGTGGACGGGCATGAGCACCGGCTGACGCTCGCCGTGTTCAGCCGGGAGGAGGGGCTGAAAGCCGCAAAGGCGGCGGTGGCGACGCTGCGCGCGGCGGTCGAGGGCGCGGACTGGAGCGGGGCTGGCGTGCATGTGGTGATGGCGCATGTCGTCTATGGCGATGTGATGCGCACCGCCGACAAGCGCGCCTTTCGCGGGATCATCCGGATTCGGATCATATCGGAGGAGGCGGGCTGATGGCGGGCCAGAGGGGCAGGGACATCCTGCTGAAGATTTCAGACGGCGCGGGCGGGTTCACCACGCTGGCTGGGGTGCGGGCCAGCCGTATCCAGCTGTCGGCGGGCACGGTGGACGGCACCAGCGCCGACAGCGCCGAGGCCTGGCGCGAACTGGTCGAGGGGGCGGGCATCAAATCCGCCCGCGTGAGCGGGCGCGGCGTGTTCAAGGATGCGGCTTCGGATGCGCGGATGCGGGCCGTGTTCTTTGGCGGAGAGGCGCCGGACTGGCAGCTCGTCCTGCCGAATTTCGGCACGCTGGAAGGCGCGTTCCAGATCAGTGAACTCAGCTGGAGCGGCGCGCATGATGGCGAGGCGGAATTCTCCGTGACGCTGGAGAGCGCGGGCCTGCTCGCCTTTGAGGTGCTGCCATGAATGCGGCGCGGGGCGAGACCGGACTGGTGATTGGCGGGCAGGCGCGGCGGCTCTGCCTGACGCTCGGCGCGCTGGCCGAGATCGAGGCGGCGTTTGGCTGCGCGCGGATGAGCGAGCTGGAAGCGCGGATGCGGGCGCTCTCGGCGGCGGATCTGCTGGTGGTGCTGGCGGCCCTGTTGCGGGGCGGCGGCGAGGGCGAACTGGCAGAGCGTCTGGGAGATATGGACGTGGCGCCGGGGGCCGCGGCGCGGGCCGTGGCCGAAGCGTTCCGGCTGGGGCTGGCGGGGTGATGCTTCCGTGGGCGGAGATGATGCGGTCGGCATTGGCGGCCGGGATCGGGCCGAAGGCGTTCTGGCGATTGTCGCTGAAAGAATGGCGATGGCTCGCGGCGCGCGGGGCGGGGCTGAAGGCGGAGCGGCTACAGGAATTGATGGCCGCATTCCCGGATGAGGAGGAGACTCAATGAATGACTTCGACAATGATCTGAACGCCGCAGGCGACGCGCTGCGCAGCCTGGCCGAGGGGCCGGGCGTGCAGGCGGCTGAGGCGCTGGAGGCCGCCTTCGGGCGGGCTGGGCAGAGCATCGAGACAGCGCTGGGACAGGCTGCCCGGTCGGGCGAACTGGATTTCGAACGCATGGCCGAGAGCATCCTGAAGGATCTGGCGCGCGTCGCCGCCGAAAGCGTTGCGGCAATGGCAGGCGCGCAGAGCGGCGCCCAGCATGCGGTGACGCTGAACATGAATTATGCGCCGGGAACGGAGCCATCCGGGCGCGAGAGCGAGGCGGCGATGGGCGCGATGCTGGCGCGGCTCGTGGCGGGTGGAGGGCGGTTCCTGTGAGCCTGGCGAATTTTCATGAGGTGAGCTTTCCGGTGCCGCTGGCACTGGCAGCGACAGGCGGGCCGGAACGGCGCACGGACGTGGTGACACTGGCGAGCGGGGCCGAGGCGCGCAATGCGGTCTGGGCAGGCTCGCGGCGGCGCTGGGATGTTGGCAGCGCGGCGCTGAAGCTGGACGCGCTGCAGGATCTGGTCGCTTTCTTCGAGGCGCGGGGTGGGCGGCTGCACGGGTTCCGGTTCCGGGACGCGCTGGATGATCGGTCGTGCGCGGTCGGCGAGATGCCGGCAGCAACGGATCAGGTGATCGGGATGGGCGATGGCGCGGAGACGCGGTTCCAACTGGTGAAGGCGTATGGGGATTATGCGCGACGTATATGGAAGCCGGTGGCGGGCAGCGTTCTGGTCGCGGTGAACGGCGTCGCAATTCCCTTCAGCGTGGACGAGACGAATGGCGAGGTCACGCTGGACAGCGCGCCGGAGCCGAACGCTGTGGTGAGTGCGGGCTTCCGGTTCGATTGCCCGGTGCGGTTCGATACGGACCGGCTCGATATCACGCTGGAAGGCTTTGGCGCGGGCAAGGCGTTGCGTGTGCCGCTCATCGAACTGGTGGGATAGGCACTATGCGGATCATCGAGCAGGAATTTGCGGAGCGACTGGCGAGCGGCGCGGCGACGACGTGCCTCTGCTGGCGGCTGGAACGGGCGGACGGGTCTGTGTTGGCGGTGACCGAGCATGACCGGGCGCTGGAGGTGGACGGCACGCTCTACCAGCCCGGCGCGGCGTTGGAGGGGGCGAGCTTTGCCCAGTCGGCGGATCTGCGCCCCGGCCAGGCAGCGGCGGGCGGAGCGCTGGCGCATTCGGCGATTACGGAAACGGATCTGGCGGCGGGCCTGTGGGGTGGCGCGCGGGTCGAGGTGATCCGCGCCGACTGGCAGCGGCCGGATCTGTGCGTCACGGTCTGGAGCGGACGGCTGAGCGAAGTGACACGCGGTGAGACCGGGTTCGAGGCGCAGCTGGTGAGCCGCAAGGCCGAGTTCGAGCGACCGCTGGGCCGGGTCTATGCACGCCAGTGCGACGCTGTGCTGGGCGATGCCCGCTGCGGCGTGGATGTGGGGGCTTTCCCAGGCATTACGTGCGATCACCGATTTGAGACGTGTTCGGATGTTTTCGGGAATGCGGAAAACTTCCGCGGCTTCCCGCATTTGCCGGGGGCGGATTTCGTGCTGCTCGGCCCGGCGGCGAGCGGCAATGATGGAGGCCGGCGATGAGGCGGGAGGAGATCGTGGCGGCGGCGCGCGG